GTTTTAAAAACAACATTTGGAACTATATCAACCATTATTAACTCCTACATTTCCATATTACTAGCCTCAACATACAATCCTTTTAACATTGTCTTGAGTCTATTTTTATCTAAGTTATTCACATCTAATTCATCAACATATGAATCTAATAAAGTAACTGTGTCTTGTGCATTTTCAATAATTTCATTTTTCACATTCTCTGCTTTCAAATCAGAAAAGTCTTCTATAATTTTAACATCGTGTGCTTTTGACTCTGTTAAAACTTTGTCTACAAACTTATCAAACATATATAAGTCTTTTTTATTTACGACTATCAGTTTGACATATTTGTCCTCTAAATCTTTTATTTGATTGAAATTATAGTCTTGACCATTAGAATCATCATAATAAACTTTTTTGAATATTGTGTATGGGTTTACAATTCTTTCTAATTCTCTTGTTTCTGTATCAAATATATGAAAACCCTTTGGACATTTATCATCATTCCAATATATTTGATAAGGTGTTCCTAAATAAAATATGTGTCCGTCATCTGACTTTTTATGAAAGTGTCCAGACATTACCATATCAAATCTATTAAACTCTGATTTATCCATACCAGTTTCACTTGGAAAACCGTGATGCATTTCAAATCCCTTTATCTCTAGGTGACCCATTGCAACTGTAGCCTTTGTCTTTTGCATCTTCTCAAGCGTACTTTTATAGTTCGTTGAATTAATCCAAGGCAGAAAAAATATAGGTATATCAAACTCAACAGTTTCTGCTTCTGAATATATCTTTATGTTCTCATAACGACCACCGATTAACTCATCAAGTGAATTTACTTCATTAGTATTCTTAAAGTATGTATCGTGATTACCCACTATCATATGCACATTTATGTCATTTGTCACAAAAGTTTCACAAAACTGTTCTCTGAAGTCTTTTGCAGTTTTATATGACACAAACTTTCTTCTATCCATCACATCACCTAAATGAATACAAGTTTTTATATTATGTTCTTTGAGATAAGGAAAGAATATATCCTCGTAGAATTTATAAAAATATGTGTTAAAGTGGTCGTGGTCATTTCTTGCACCGAAATGAGTGTCCGTAACTAAAGCTATCTTCATTATTTAATCAATCAAACCTTGTGCTTTTAAATATGATATGTTCTTTAATTGTTGTTCTTTTATGAGTTCTTTTGATTGTCCCTCATATGCAACACCTACATTATGTTTTATCATATACTCAACTATACCCATTCTTCTATCTTCTTGACCATCATATATATCAAAGTCCCCAAGTGTTCTTCCAAACTTACCAGTTTTGTCTTTGGTTGTTTTGAGAACTTGTGTAGAACCAACTGGTAAGAAACCCTCAACAACACCTTTTGCATATAATCCAGCTTTTTTTTCTTCTGGGTCTCTTGTTCTAGATTCTGGTGTATCAATACCTTTAAGTCTTATTCTTTCCTTGTGAATCCAAGTATCAAAACCTAAATCTATATTAACATCAATAGTATCGCCGTCAACGACTCTTACTATCTCACATCTATATTCATACATTATTATTTTCCGTTAATGTGTGACCAAAGTTGTTCAACCAAGTCATCTTTAAGATATCGTCTATCTAATTCTATTCCGTGTTTACGGCCTAGTGTTTCCAATTCTCTTTTAGTCATTGTTAAAAGTTTAGACTTTTTAATTGGTTTTGGTTTTGGTTTAAATAAATTTTTTATAAAACTAAACATTTTATCTCCTTTAACTTCTTATTTATTTAAGAATCTTACTAAATCATCATATCCACCTATCCAGTTATCATCTAACCAAATCTGTGGAACTGTTTTAAACCCTTGTTTTACTATATAATCTTTTGCATCATCATCTTCATCAATATAAATTTTTTCAAAAGGTAAATCTTTTGTTTTCAATAAGTTTTCTGCCTTATCACAATATAAACATATTCTTGTACCATAAACTTTATACATCATTTTTCCTCATAAAAGTTTTCTAAACTCTTTTTAGTTTCTTTTTTCTTAGAACTATTTGCTTTGTAAACTTCTTGACCATCTTGTGGTAACATATTCTTTTGTAAATAATCCATATATTGATTACCATAATTTGTATCATCTAAAGGATTCTGGTCAAAAGTAGGCATCATATTCTTTTCTATTATTTTATGTTTAGTGTGTGTTTGTTTTTTTTCTTTTTGTATTCTACGAATAAATGCATAGTATATTATTTGTGTAAAATATGAAAAAGGATTCTTTGATTTTTCTGGGTCAAAATTATTTACATATTGTAGACAGTTTTCTATACCATCACCTATCATCTCTTCTTTAAATGTATAGTTTATAAAATTAGGTCTAAATGATAAGTGTTGTGCAATCTTTAAAAAACACTCACCAATATAATCTGTTACTGGTGGAGTTTCTTCTCCTAAAGATTCTGCATCTTTTACTTTTTCTTTCCACTCTGTGATTGCCTCTAAGAACTGTTTATTATTAACATAATGTTTTGGATTTGCGGCCAATATTATTTCCTTGTATTCATTACTTTAACATATTTTATTTTATTGTCAACCATATAAAAAAAAATAAATTACCTATTGACAAAATATTTTTGGGTGTTATACTTGTTCTTGTATTGATTGAAATTAGTGTTTAGTTTCATCATAATCATAAGGTACATTTTGATATTCATCAATTAATTCTTCCATATCGGATTCTTCTAATGTAGTTTTCTGTTCTTTAACTTCAATATTGTCGTCATTTACTTTTAATTCATCACCGTCTTTATTTTTATATCGTTCAGCGTCATCATATCTTTTTAATATATATTCATAATATTTACATAACCCAATGTTCACTTCATAGTGTAGAACGACTTGAGTTTTTTCTATTGCAAATACTTTATCTTTAGTAAATGTAGCCCACTTACGAAGTGCAAGATTTTCTTCATATTTACCATCTTTTCCCATAGTATTTACAGTACACATCTTCATAGGATATCCTACTTTGAAATATCCATTTTCAGTATTGTGTAACTTACAAATGATTTCATCACCATTTGATAATTTCATTATTCGGTAACTACTCATTCCACAACCTTAACTTTCTGTTTTGAGGTTTCCATTCAACTGGGGGTTCATCTAACTTAGCTCTATTTAAATTTACATTTTCCCAGAAGTGTTCAAAAACCTCTTCTTTTGTTTCCATAATGTTAAATTCAAATTCATCATACATCTTATCAATTCTTTTTTTTATCTTTTCTTTGTTATACTCAATCTTTCTTTTATAGTCATACATTTCTTTAAATTTTTCATAATCCTTTTCTTCTATCATAATTTTATCCTATGTATTGTATAATCAAATTGTTCTTCGTTGTATATATTTATTCTTTCCATAAAATGACGAAGTGTAAAGTTCTGTCTGTTTTTATAAGAAAAGTCATCTGCTATGTCAAATAATTTACACTCTGTTTTATTATCACCTAATCTCAAACCTCTACCAATAGATTGTAAAACTCTAATCTTACTTTTAGAAGGTGATGAGAAAATTATATTATGTAAGTTCTTAATATTAATACCAGTAGAAAAAGTACCATATGATGCAACAATAATCGCATCTTTAGATTTTTCAGTTATAGCTCTAATCTCTTCTCTAGTCAATGCATCAACACCACCACTTACAAAAAAAACTTTTCTGTTTTTGTAAGTATTTGTTATCAAATCATATAAAGGTTTTCCGTGTTTCTCTACAAATTGATACAACACTAATGTATTACCTTTAAGTGGACTAACTAATTTATTTACAAAATATAATCTTTGTTTATGATTTACAATATAATCTATTTCATCTGCATACTTTAAATCTTTTACTATCTTACATTCATTATCAGTATATCCTAAAATTAAACTATCTATTTTAAGATTAGATAATGTTTTCTTTTCTATTAATTCTTTTGTGGATATAACTTTGTTTGTAGTACCAAATAAACCCTCTAGAACTAATTTATGAGTTTGCAAATCATCTAATGTACCAGTAAGTCCAAAACGATACTTACATAAATGTAATTTAGTCATTATAGATGTAAGTGATTTTGCTTTGAATAGATGAGCCTCATCACCTATAACACAACCAAACTGTTCAAAATATTTTTTAGGAAACTTATGTAAAGATTGCCAAGTAGATATCACAACATCTTTTTCTATCTTTTTACTATGACCAGAATATACTTTTTGAATATATGATTCTAACCAACCATAGTCTAAAAAATCACTAGACATTTGTTCTACTAAACTTGTTGTAGGTACGAGTATCAATGTTTTAAGATTCTTTGAATGACACCATCTTGTAAGACCATAAATGATTAACGATTTGCCAGATGCAGTAGGACAAACAAAAAGACTACGACATTTTCTGGCACCAGAAAGAATACTAGAAATCTGATAATCACGAGCTTTGTATGGAATTTTAAGGTGTTTAATAAATGACTTAATAGTTGATTCATCAATGTCCTCTGGTCTTGTATTGAAATCTAATTCGTATCTAATGTCATTTCGTTTACAGAACTCTCTGATGTATGGTAACAATCCCAAATAGATTTGTCCAGTAGCAACTGAGAATAATCGTATTTTTCCATCCCATACTTTGTTTCTATAACTGGGCATAAATCTTGCACCAGGCACTTCAAAGGTAAAATACTCTGAGAGTTCTCTTGCAATATGTGGTTCTGTTTCAATTCGTATGTATACTTCATTTTTCTTCTCTATTTTCATAAGGTACTTCTTCTTT